GCCTATAGTACTGTATGTGTTCTCAAAATTGTTCTTTTCAGCCGCTTGCTTTTTGTTTGCAGATATAATAACGTACGTTCCTTTTGGTAAGTTGTCTAAGAATCCGGTTTTTAATTCAGATATTACCTTGGTGCAAAAGGCTATAGATTCTATTTTTCTGCCTATTCCTATGGAGTTGCATTACGAAGCAGATTTGGTCAATATAGATTGGTCTGTATTCGACAAAGTGAATTATGTGAGATTAAGTGCTTACGCTGGTATGAAGACTACAAAATTTTTAGATCCTAAATTAGTTACCAATCAACCTTATCCTATACCCGGTACTTTCTATTTCATATACTCTTCTTTACTGAATAGGAACATATCACCGCCTAAGATTACGGGTATTAGGCCTACAAGTTTGGTGGATGAAGTCGTAAGCAATTTTGAGGAAGTGTTTTTAGATAAGACAAAAATAAATAATGTAGATAAGTTTGGTACTTACTTGTATAATAATGCACTATACTGGATAAGCTGGATATTCGCCAGAACCAAATCTCAACTTAACGGACTAAACAAAGGTACTCAAAGACCTGAAGTTGATGCCAACAAATACGCTTGTACGTTAAAACCTACAGCTAAAGTAAAGTTGTCCAATGAAGCAGCATATTCATTACCCACGTCTCAAGTAGTAACAGCACAGTCTCCGTTGAGAACTGCTGAGATGAGCGGTTATATAGCTAACGCTACGTCTCTGTTAAAAACAATTTTACTTGACAAATGGCTCATTGCGGACGGTTGCACCAACGACGAATTGTCGGGGCATATTAACAAAATTTTGTTTGGAGTTAGGGATACGACCTTTTTGGAAATAGATTTTAGTAAATTCGATAAAAGTCAAGAAAACGTGTTACTGGAATCATCGGTGAAAATACTTGTCAGTTACTTGAAAGTACCTGAGAAGGTAGCCTACGAATATATGCGCGAGCATATTATTAATAGATTAGTTTTTCCTTACTTAGGTGTACAAATAACTACGCATTATCAGAGAAGAAGTGGTGACATTTTTACTTTGTTAGGAAATACTTTGGTATCGATGATAGTAGTCTCCTTTTCTTATGACATAGTTAATTCTTATGGAGGTATATTTATAGGCGACGACAGTATAGTCGCGCTGACTAGGAAGGCTCATAGAAACTCTCGTTCAGAATTCACGGCCAAAGCATTTAACTTGGTG